TTAATTTTCTTTTATGTTCATCAGAAAACGGCTTCCCTTTATGCACAAGGCTTAATTTCTTTTTTGTTTCAGAATTTGCCCTTTTTCCAAGATGTGATAATCTGTTTTTCAATTTTGATTCCGCAGAGTGTTTTCTGCCATACATGGGATTATTTGCGCCAGTAATGTCTCTTTTTATATGTTCTTTTATTATTTTTTCTTTTGGAAATGGATGTTCTCGGGCATATCTTAATCTCTTTGTTAAACTAATTTTCAATTTAGTTTCTTCTGAATGTCTATGGCCTAATAGATATTTATTCCCCTTAGACGCAAGGCCTATTTTACGTTTATGCTCTTCAGAAAATATTCGTCCTTTTAAGGAATCAGAAATGTTTTTTCTGGCTTCTGCGGATCTTGGCGATTGTTTTTTACCTTTAAGTGCTTGGCTGATTTTTATTTTAGTTTCCTCTGAAAGTTTACTGCCCAAGGTATTGCCTGCAATTTTACAGGTATTAAAATAAGGATTTAATCTATCAAGATAATATTGTTCCCTAGCGAGTAATCCAACTGGAAAGCATGGCTCGATAATAGAAAAAATCAAGTCATTTCTTCCGTATTTATTATAATGTCTTTGAAGTTTTTTAGAACAATGAACTCCCTTTTTTAAATTACAAAAATGCGTAGCCTTTCTTGTTTTTAAATCAATAGCACTCCCAATATAAATCCGTTCAGGATGCATAATGCTTTGAATTTTATATATACCCGATCTTTTCATTTTACGTTGTGGGTTCTGAATCAATAGTCGGATCAGGCTTTGGCTTATGCATCATAATGTCAATCACTCTCTGGACGATATTATCTTCCATTCCAGACGGCATAGCCACCTCATCGTAGTCTCCCATCTGTTCCATGGGTACAATCATAAGTACGTCCACAGACGTTATTTCATCCGGAGCCACTGGTAGCTTGTCAAATTTGAGTATATGGCTCGGCTCGCCATCCCCTGTGAATAGATTACTCTGTTCAAGCCTGTAAGTAGGAGTATCATCCATAGTATCCACTTCGAGCTCTGCAAACACCACATTGGCTCCTGACTCTATCGGTGCAAAGACATTGGTGTTATCCGCATTATTACACACCTGTCTTATACCATTGTCATCGGGTAATTGTACCGGAGTAAAAGGCAGGAATGCATAAGCCGATGTCCCTGACTGATTAAGAACATCAATGGTATATGTTCGGCTCCATGCATCAAGCTGGCTGAAGTCACTCTCCCTCTTCCCCCTCTCCCATGTCTCATAGATTATCTGGCGGAATACGTTTCGCAGATGACCAATGATGACCCCGGGATGATAAACGGCCTTCTGATCCCCTACAATGTCATTTGCAAAGAAGTCCTGAACCAGGTCTACTATCTCTATCACCTTCATAATCAGATGGTTAAATAATTATTTTATCTCTTTCTTTTATGTACTCTCTCGGGTAACTTTTTCCCTTTGCTTGCCCGGTCAAATTCCCTGACCGTCTTATGTGAAATCCTGCCTTGACTTTCAAGGACATGAAATTTTTTTCTCTGAGCTTCTGATTTATATGGCATTTTTAGCCCTCCTTTAATTTAGTTTCTGCATACTGAACTATTTCCTGTTCTCTCAAGTTGACCCCACAGTAACTCAGCAACATCCGGACTAATACTATGTGTTCATCAGCCGGAGCTTCGCATTCTACTGAGTTCACGGCATCGTAAGTGATATAACCATCGCCTACGATATATTTGAATACAGGGTCTTTGGGATACCTGAAGTAAGCCATATCCACCTGTGTTATGGGATACGGCACTACATCAGATACCGTATTTGGAAAGATATAGATCCCATCTGACCGAAGAACGGCAACTGGCATTCTTGTCACGGGACGCTTGGTGTAGTTCCCCTGCCTGCTTGCCAACTGCGACTCTGTGAGTACCTCCAATCCCTTAGGTAATACTGTGGGTATCTTATTTATGTTTATGGTGAAGTTATTTATTATCTCTCCGCGATGACAGTAGTCTGTAGGATAGGGTATCTTTCCATTGACTACCGGCACATTTGTCAGATAGACCTTGAATGCCTTGAGGTCATCCATGTTCTTCAGGGTTATCTCTGCATACTCTTTGGGTATGGGTCTCCCGGGTTGGTATTCCTCGGGAAGCCCATATTTATTCCTGAACCAGTCAAGATGCACCACCTTGATAAGCGATGCAAACCTGTCGGGTGTTATGACATTTCCGGAAAAATCCTTGTTTGTTACGTAGTTTACAAGGTCCCACATTTCCCAAAGGCTCACTATCTGTCCTCCTGATTAGAAGTTATATTTTAAATTAATGCCAAGTCCAAGTGGAAAATAATTGGAGTTCCATAATCCCGGCATAAAATTTAAACTGAATTGCGGACTAAAGCCCAATACATTATACAGAGCTACTCCAAGCAATATATCCAGTTTATTATCGTCAGGGACTACGGGTGTGCTTGTCGTAGGAAACCCTACTTGTAAGTTTAGGGATAGATATTCCACCGGATTACTGGCAGTTACTTTATAAAAGTTCCCACTTACGCCAACCCCTACCTTAGTGAATGCATAGGCTTCAAAGGCTTTTGTGGTTTTATTATAAAGCAATACATCGCCATCGGTACTCATAGAACCCCTTATTAGAAATATCTGATAAGTAGAGTCCTGTGAAGCTTTCAACTTTCCTGCATAGAGTTGATTATGCTGAAGAATCTTTGGATTGTTTTTTACCGGCAGAAGAAATCCACTCCATGCACTCTGTGCCTGGCAGATTACTGCCATAATCAAAAAAGCAAATAACAATAATAGTTTTTTCATCCTTTTGGTTCTTTTGTTAATAACTGATCCTGTGAATTTGTGAGGACGTTTTTGATAAGATAACCGAGCAATGCTACTACGCCCGTAATGAGAATTGGCTTTATTGTAGGCCACGTCAGACTACCACCCGTCTGTATCAACTGATAAATGCCAGTTAATACTGCGGAAAAAAAAGCTACGACTAAACCCTTAATCGCATCTTTCGCATTTAATGATAAGAATTTTGACATCTTTTATAGTTTATTTGGTGATATAAGCAAGTTCATCAAGTAATTCCGGTGTCATAAGTTCGGGAGGAATGATTGCATAAGCCTCATCCCATGTCTCATCAACCCAATCCCAAGTACCTTTTTGCTCTGCAGCCCATGTGAGGTTATTAACTGTTTGCGGGTCATAACCGGTGGTAAACATTGCATGACCTTCATTCAGAAGTGTGCCGGGAGTCCAAACGGTATGGTTATTATTAAAATCGGTAATGGCATTCGCCTGTACCTGAAATCCCATATACACACCACCAAAGAACTGTATGGCCTGCATGATATGAGTGTGATTCTTTGGGTCGAGTTCACCAAAAGCAATAATCTTCTCTCCAAGATATGAATGTTTTCTCCATTTAGTCAGGAGGTCAAGCTCATTATATCCCCTATCACGATAACATGTGAGCCTGTTATAAAGAGAAATGACATCTTTTGACGATGGAACCACTATGCCTCCCGGCGAGCTTATCGCATGATATACTGTTATCCCGTGAGCTATGCCAGCACATGTACAGTCCCCCTTTGTGTCATTGCCATCCATGGGAAACAAAACGCTTGCATCCGTAGTGCCAGCTCTTGTATAGACTTTTGTAAGGTTATCAAATGAAGGATCGGGTGCCGGTAGTGCCGACATATACTTCGCAAGTTTTATTGTCTTAAACTTGGTTTTCTTTGGATGTTTACCAAAACAACATTTCTGTGCTTCCATGTTATTTATGAATTAAATATAAATACTTTTCCATTGCCTGCATCCCGGATATCAAGGTGGCACCAATCCACTCCTGCTTCAAGTCTTATAGGATAAGGCAATATATACTGATTTGTTATGATCCACTGTCTTGTCTCTTCTGCCAACATGCCAGCTGCATCGAAATCAAATGCCTGGCCAAATGCATGAGGATCCATAAATAATACTTTATCTTGAAAAGTTTGTTGCGATAAAGCACATAACGGACATCGCAACCCACGCTGGGAGAACTGACCATTTATATTCCAGTTATTGATTATGACACTCCGATTGAGCTTTCCCCTGATGATATCTATTGTCTGAAGCAGCCGGGGATCAAAGAACTGCCAGGCTGTATCTCCATATTTATTAAATACCTCTTCACAAACAAGCTCTTCTAATTGAAAATAAGCGGGTTTCTGTATCATTTCTTTACAGTACTATGTTTTCTTAATGAATCAATCGGTTCTGCCACCACCGAATCAAATGGTACAAACATTATCTTGTACCCCGGTGGTATAGGTATCATCTCTCCCCTGCTATCCGTCACAACAGGACTCCCAAGATTCTTAACTCCATTATGAACATCCTGCGTTGTCTTGTGATTCCATACTGCCAATCCTATCACAATGAAAAAGCCTATAATAGTAAGTATCACATACCATTTGTTCTGTTTGCGTGATGCCGCAAGGTTCTTTGCTATCGTATCCCTCGATTCTCTGTCTTTTCTTTCTCTCTCAACTGCCTCATCACTA